ACGCCTGGCCTCATTACCTTGCCAGAGTTGCAATACGCAAAATTTATGAGCTATGCAGAGATGGGCATGACCTACCATAAAACAGCACATGAGTTTTGGCCTGGCTGGTTATTAGCACATGGCGACGAAGGCAACATGAGCCAGCACGCAGGAATTACAGCTCTAAATCTAGCAAAAAAATGGGGCAAATCGGTCATTGCAGGGCATAGTCATAGACTGGGCATGAGTGCCTATACAGAAGCCATAGGAAGCCATTACAGGCCCTTATACGGCGTTGAGGTAGGTAACCTAATGAACAGGCAGAAAGCCTCTTATTTGCGCTATTACGCCGCAAATTGGCAGATGGGTTTTTGCCTCCTACACGCAACCGCAACAGGTTTGACCCCGACACTTGTGCCTGTAAACAAAGATGGCAGCTTTACCGCATTAGGCCGACAATACAGATAACAAAAGAGTTATAAAAAAAAAGCAAAATACTAGCCAGTAGGTCATAGGTAAGTGGCACACTATTGACAAAGCACAAAGCTTGTGCTGGAAGGTAGGGCTACATGTACGCAGAGTTAAAAGACTTTGGGTATCTAATTATGTATGTCATTGTCGCTGGGTTATTTTTAACCTGGGCTATCGGCACATACATAAATAACATTAAAAACATACATTACTGGCGTGGTCGCAAAGATGGCTGGGATATGCACCGCAGAATGATAGACAACAATGTCAACAACAACTGAAAAATTATTTGCTGACGCAACAGAGCTTATACACGCAAGGGGATCACAATATGGTCACCCATTTAGTCAGCACAGTCGAATTGCCGAATTATGGTCTGCGTATTTTCATTTTCCAATTACCGCAAATCAGGTAGCAATGGCAATGTGTTTAGTAAAAATTAGTAGATCGGTTGAGTCGCCAGAATTGTCTGACAATTACAAAGATGCAGCTGCATATATTGCGATTGCAAAAACATGCCATGAAGCACAGCAGGACAGCGCTTTAGATTGGCAAGAATAATGGCATTTGATTTATCTAATTATGAAACAGTTGATGAACGTTTACACAAATGGTGGAAGGAGTACGCAGATGGCCGAATTGAAACAGAATTATTTGAGGCTAGTGCAACAAGATTTATCGTCATTGCACGTATATACAAAACGCAGACGGAAAATCAACCTTGTGCTACTGGGCTTGCGATGGAGATTATTTCTGATCGGGGTGTTAATGCAAATTTCGCTTTACCTAACGCGGAAACTAGCGCTATTGGTAGAGCGCTTGCAAATGCAGGTTTTTCAGCAAAAGGAAAGCGACCAAGCAGAGAGGAAATGGCAGCTGTAAATGAAAAAGAAAAAATTGTTTATGGCAGGTCAAACAACAGAAGTGCTGCTGTGGAGTCTGCGCTGCGCTCGCAATTTGCGCAAGATAGAGAACAAGCCAAAGATCCTACGCTTGTATCGTGGAGTATTGGTGATGTCGTTGATGTCGTTAGCAGCCAAGCGCCTAAACCAAAAGAATGTGACTACGGCGGAGAAATGATATTAAAAGAGGGCGTTGCAAAATCAGGTAAACCATATTATGGCTATGTTTGTAATTGTGGTAAACCAAAAGATAAGCAATGCCCTGCGCAATGGGCCAAAGTAACAGCTGCGGGTAATTGGTATTTTGAAGGTGATGAATAATGGGTTATGTAGCAATTATTGATGGCAGTGGTTGGAGCGTTGAGATAGACGATACTGGTGCACATTTAGTCAAATCAATAATTAAATGCGAAATGTGTGGCGATGATCGTGTGTTTAAGGACGGCACATGTTTTCGCTGCCATGAGCTAATAAATCGTGACTAAATTTAAATGCAATGGTTGTAAACGGGCAACAGAGTTTATCGAGATTGAGTGGCAAAACAAGCCTGTAGGCCATAGCCTTTATCAGTGCCGCGATTGTGGTTGCGTAGGCATAAAAAACGATGCTGAGCAGATATTTAGTAGGCAGTCTGATAATGCAGTAAATCGATGCAACAGATGTGGTTCGTGGCAGTTTAGCGGTCTGGACTGTCATACTTGTGTATTAATTGGAGAATATGATGCAAAGTGAAGCAGGATATGATTGCACATGGATTGATCAGTATGAAATTGTGCCATTTTTCGCCACGCCGACTGACCTGCGGTTATCTTACAGGATTTGACAATGCATGCTACCCTAAAAAAGCGTTCGATCTTAAATCGAAAAGCTGAGCCGCCAACGGCTTGGCTCGGCAGGCGCAGAGTTTGGGCAAGCTCTATGCTTATTGCATTTAGCTTTTGCTTTTTTAAAGATTATTCCGTTGCTGACAAACCAAGAATTACACATTACAAACAACACGCATTTATGAAATTAGGTTATTCATTTGATGAGTTTTACTGTTTAGATGAGTTGTATTACAAAGAAAGTAGATGGAATCCTAGCGCTCGCAATGGCTCACATTATGGCATACCACAAGGCAGGTCTAAATACCTAACTACTGTCGATGGCTTCAAGCAAGTAGAGTGGGGTATAAAATATAACTTACATAGATATGGTTCTATGTGTGCAGCTTTGCAACATTGGAGGCTTAAAGGTTGGCATTAAACAAAAATCCAAAGGGTAAAGAAATGAGTTCAAAACGATGGAAAAAATTAAGACTTACAATTTTAGATCGTGATGGTAGAGTTTGTTATGCATGCAACGGGGAGGCTACAGAAGTCGATCATATTTGGCCTAGATCAAAAGGCGGTGATCCGTTTGACCCATTAAATTGTGCTGCGATTTGTAGAAAATGTAATTTGGCCAAAAGCGATCGTTTTTTTATGCCGTTAGCGACCCCCCCTGTCTTTCAAGGCACATCTCTCCCCGATACAGTCCAGATCGTTCCGCAGTCGCCGTTTAATAGACCAGATACATTAAATTTCAATGCAAAATGATGCAGAAGTAATACCAATTACGCGAGGGGTCGGATTGTTTGGCAGCGCCAAACCTAGAATACATACGCCCTTGTTGTACGGCACAAGTAAAGCGCAAGAAGTTGCAGATTTAGCTGTAAAAATCGGCGTGCCATTGCTTGACTGGCAGCGCTGGGTATTAGACGATCTACTTACAATAGACAATAACGGATTGTTTGCTAAAAAATCGGCGTTATTGTTAGTAGCTAGGCAAAATGGCAAAACACACTTAGCACGCATGCTTATTTTGGCGCATTTATTTTTGTGGGGTAGTAAAAACGTTTTAGGCATGTCATCTAATCGCAATATGGCATTAGATACGTTTAGGCAAGTTGCGTACACAATAGAGGACAACAAAGAGTTAACAAAACATGTAAGGCAAATACGTTTGGCAAATGGTCAAGAGTGCATAGCATTAAAAACGGGCGCTCGCTATGAGATAGCCGCAGCAACGAGAGATGCACCACGTGGCAAAACAGCAGATTTTTTGTACATAGATGAATTGCGAGAGTGGTCACCGGAAGCGTTTGCAGCTGCACTACCTGTAACACGTGCAAGACCTAACGCAATGACATTTATGACTAGCAATGCAGGCGATGGGTTTAGTACGGTGCTTAATGATTTACGCGGTCGTTGTGTGTCGTATCCGCCTAGTAATTTAGGATTTTATGAGTACAGCGCACCGCAGCATTGCAAAATACATGATCGCACAGCTTGGTCAATGGCAAATCCTGCATTGGGCACATTAATTAGTGAGCAAACGTTAGAAGAATCTGTAAACACAAACAGCATAGAAGCGACACGAACCGAGATGTTATGTCAATGGGTAGATAGCACAATAAGCCCATTTGTGTTTGGCAGTATAGAAGCATGTACTGACACAACCTTACAAATACCCGTAGGGCCAACAACTGTAATGGCATTTGACATAGCACCAACAAGGCGCTCGGGCGCATTAGTTGCAGGGCAGGTGCAAGATGGCAAAATAGCAGTAGGGTTAATGCAGTTGTGGTCTAGTGAGGTAGCAGTAGATGAAATAAAGATGGCAAGTGACATAAATGAGTGGGCTAAAAAATATCACCCGCACATAATTTTGTTTGACAAATATGCCACACAAACATTGGCCACAAAACTAGAGCAAACTGGTTGGCGCATGCAAGATTGCAGCGGTCAAGCCTTTTATCAAGCTTGTAGCGATCTAGCAGATGCCCTGGCAAATGTTAGATTAACGCATAGCGGTCAAGCAGAGCTAGTACAACATTTAAATAATTGCGCTGCTAAAACAAATGATGCTGGCTGGCGTATTATTAGGCGTAAATCGGCTGGCGATGTTACAGCTGCAATTAGTTTGGCAATGGTCGTATCCGAATTAACAAAGCCACAACAAACAGCGCAAATTTTTGCCTAAATTGCACTAAATGACCGATTTATGGTATAACATACCTATATGGGTATATTGTCAGCATTGGGTCTAACAAAATCTAAATCTGTCCAAGCACAATATGCTCCTGCCGTAATGGGCGATACAACTATCGGCTACAACTTAGGCACATTCGGTTACGGCCCTATGGATCGCACACTAGCTGTGCAAGTGCCAGCTGTAAACAGATGCGCAAACTTAATAAAAGGCGTTATAGGTTATTTACCATTAGAGCTATACAAAAAATCTACAGGCGAACAATTAGGCACGCCGTTATGGTGTGAGCAGCCAGATATACGCCAGCCGCGATCTGTAA